GCCGTTAAACGTAAGATTAGCAGAATCTTGCAATAGACCGCCTGTACCAGCGTAAGTGACACGACCAGAGGTTAAGCCTGAATCTGTTAACGAAGATACTGTTAAAGGACCTACAGAAGAAGGCGTAATGTTGCCGCTTCCATCCAAATAAACTGCTTTTTCAGAAGGCTGGGTTACAAATACGTCTTTAGTACCAGCAGTAAAGTTAACTAGTGAGCCAGAGTTAGATGAAGAAAGAACAGTAGTACGAGCAAGAGTTCCGCTTGAGTAAGTCCCAAGACCTACTTCCCAATTTGGGCCACCTTGGTCAGCACAAGCATAAAAACAAGTATTTCCATTACCAATAACTGAAAAAGATTGATAGCCCGTAACAGCGCCTAAAAGAGTAAACGTACCAGTACCAGTTGTATTTGTAGTTTCCCTTACACGGTCTTGCAGAACTAAGCTCATACTTTATCCTTTAATAATTCTTTAGCCCATACATACCCTTTATGGGATTTTATAGAGCCATTAATGCATTTTATGATATTAGAACTTTGAAATCCACCAGCAAGCATGGCTTTTTCGCCAACAACACGAATTACTTCACCAGTCTTAATATGCGTACCAACCCAAACAAATTTTCGTTTATTTGTATTACCAATGCCGTGCTTGTTACCTTTTGAAGCAATTCCAATTTTTAATTTAGATTCTTCAGAGTGCCTATAACCTAAAGAATTTTGAATCCCTTTGTTTAATATACTAAGTTTTTCTTTAGTTTCTTCAGAATGTTTATTACCTAAATTTATTTCTCTAAGTTTTTGTTTAGTTTCTTCGGAACATTTATGCCCCGTTTTGCCAAGCCTAGAAAAGCTCATTTTCTTTCTAGTTTCTTCGTTATGTTTTAAACCAGATACACCTTCTCCACCATTTGTAAAATTACAAAGCTTATGACCTAAATTACGAAAACAAGAAATTAAAAGACGCTCATGGTCAAAAGCCTCTTCTTCAGTATCCCAGTGCGCAAGAATTTGCACATCAGGATTGCCATATTTTGCAACAATACTTTTCCAATGCGCATTTCGTTTATGGAAATTATATGCACGTCTATTCCCAGACCCTTTTCCAATATAGAAAAGACGTCCTTCGGGAGTATAATGTGCGTAGGTATAAAACAAAATTAATCCTTTAAAATTAAGGACTTATACTATCAGCTGGTGCAGGTGGTCGAATACGTAACGCTGACAGTATCACCAGATGTCGTTGTTTTTGCTACGCTAAAGTTTCCTTCAGAATACAAAGTTCCACCAGTATTACTCTGTGTGCTTGATGCACCAGAACCCAATACCAAGAAGCAACCATAAACAGTACCGCCAGCACCAGTAATGGTGTAAGTAATTGCAGATGCAGTTGAAGAGGTTACGTTAGATGGTGTAGCACCAGTAGAAGTAGAAGAAGCAAACACGGCTGTACCACGCACTGCAGAACCGCCAACAGTGTAAGCAGTAAATTCTTTGCTAGGCACAATAGTGCTCATTACATCTGTTGCAGCTGGAGTCAATGAAGCATTAGTCAAACCAAGGTAAGGACCAGTAACACTGTAAGAGCTGCCTTTTAACAAGGTATCGAGCATTAACTGTTTGCCTACGGCTACGACTAGGTTAGGAAACTCTTCAGTCCACTTAAGGTTACCTTGAGCATCACGGCACTCAACGTGCCAATAACCTTCAATACCCATAGTTTCGTTTGTGCCAGCATTGGCTTGTAATGTTGCTACAGCGCTATCGCCACAGCTTCCAATTTCTTTATGCATAATTAATCTCCAGAACTTACTACATTAGCAGCCGTATAGCTACTGATTGTCAAAATAGCAGACGAATAAGTCGCTGCTGGGAACTGCACTGTAAAGCTACTATTACAAGTCTTATCAGACCCAAAATTTAAAACAAAACACGCTGCCTTTGTTGTGTAATTGTAGACCAAAGCACCTCTACAAGTAAACGATGCTGGACTCCAAACAGCGTTAGCAAAAGACACATAAGTGGTGTTGTATTGCTGGTTAATTGTGGGAGCCGTTGAAATAACCAAAGGAATACCACCAGCCGTATAACCATTTCCAGTTACTTCGTTCACACTGGTGTAAGCAGCAGTCGTAGGGTTTAAATTGGCATTGGCGTTATACAGGGCAATGTAATAAGTACCAGTTGTAAAGTTCTCATTACCGTTTAACAGGTTCTGAGAAAATACGTTACAAGATCCTTGAACGATCATTGTTTCACCATAATACGAGCTTGACCATTACGATAAGCATCACCACGCTCAAGACCAGTTCCAAGACGATTAAGCTGGGCAAGAGCTTCTTCATACATTTTTTGGTAGTAAGCAACCATATCCTGCTCACCTTTCATGAAAATCATAGCTTCACGCATAGCGCCATAAAACAATACTGGGTCATAGTTATCACCTAACCAACTAGTACCAGTTGCGTTTGAAACAGCATTTACTAAAATTGAAAAACCGCTACCAGTAGACCCCAAAGAAGAACAAGACAATATGTCGCCAGCAACATAAAAATTACCGCCAAACTTAAGGTTGCAGGAGACCACTGCACCTGAGGCAACAAGGATATCAGCAGTTGCATTAGCACCTGAACCTCCTGTTAAAGATACGTTTTGGTATATACCATTGGTATATAGTGAGCCACCTGTAATAGTTCCAAGGAGTGATATTTGACCTTGAACAATGGTTGGTGGGTAATAAAAATAATGCAATTCAGCGCTGTAGTTTGTATCTGGTGTTGGACCTAAAATAAAAGATAGCTCATTATTATTGTTGTATTGCGTACCAAAAAGTGCGTAATACTGAGGCATACCAGTACTTGTTGGATTTGGATAAGACTGTCTAATAAAGTTAACGTCTTTGTTTAATAGATAACTGTAATTACCTGATGAATCAATTACAGCCAACGAATATGTTGATAAATAATCTATAGGACAAGACAAATAACTATTTCCAGATGTCATAGTTCCAATAACGTTTTTACGCAGTGATGGTAATTGAACTGAGTTATATATACGCTCTTCAGCCTCCATTACAAAGACTGGAATATTTGCCACGAACAACTGTTCGGTGTTCTCAGCGTAAGACTGGATGTTGTTATATAACTGTTCGTAATTCATAGGGTTAACCCTTAAGCCATCGGACCTCTAGACATACGACCTTTAGTAGCTGCACCAGCTCCACGCATTTCAATGCCAGACGTTTTTGGTTCTTTAGATTGACCATAGCTCATGCCATTTGGAATAGGATCACGCAAATTAACGTCTTTGGCAGCTTTAGTAGTTGCGTAAGGAATAGCATCTTCCATCGCTTGAAAACTTTCTACTGTGTATTTTTTACCAGACATAGTGTGCGGAGCAGCATAGTCAGATGCTGGTTTGTCATTTTTAGCATGACCAGTGCGAACAGCTGGGCTGTTCTTTTTGGTTGCTTTTACCGATTTATCATATGCCATATTAACGACCTCTTGAAGAAGATTTTTGGTTCATGGCACGAGCCATGTTGCGACCTACAGCTTTCATTGCTTTACCTGTCACTCCACCTTTAGCCATTTTAGTAGGCTTCATACCTGGGTGCATATGATGTTCATGTTTATGCACTTCTTTTTTTGCTTCTTTATCTGCAATCTTAGTTACTTGCTTTTTGTCCATTTTAAACTCCTAAGTTGTTGTAATGGTTACTGTACCGATTGTTATAACAGGAAGCAAGGAATTTGGCGTTAAATAACTGTCAAAATAACTCGCCCCACCTACTGGGTTCCATCCCCATTGAATCTGTCTACTGCCATCGCTTGGATAACCTAAATTATCCACGTTATACACATTAGGATCATAAGGATTGGTAAATAATCCTGATGTTCCACCAGCGTAATAAGTAACGTCTGGGCGTGGCTCCCGTACAGCTTGTGGATCATTCACAGGATAAAGTCCAAGACTTAACTGTGGCTGATCTGGATCCCAGCACTCAGGACAAACCTTAATGTTGTATAGCTTGGTCTTGATAACCTCTTTTTTCAATTCCTTGAGCATATATCTAAATCCACAACGATCACATTGTGCTATTGCCCATTTACCAGAGGAATACTTGTTTGGCATTAGACGAACCTACCTTTTGTACGACCTTTACTTTCTATGCCATGACCACGCACAACAGTGCCATTGAATACTCTTGTCATGCTAGTTTTTTGACCTTCAAAGCCTTTGACTAACTTCTGATTTCGGTATTTATCCTGAACGCTGCCACCCTTTTTATAGACAGGATTCTTGGCACTAATTTCATTTTTCAATAAACCATCACCGCCTGAAACGCCTTCAGCGGATCCAGTACCACCACCTTTTGGCAGTCGACCCATGTCCTGCAATCTTTCAGTGTAGGTGCGTGGGCGTGTAGCCTCATCCTGTGCTCGTTTTTGCTGGGCAATTTCAGCAATTTTATCTTTAGCAGCTTTGATTTCTTCAGGTGTAGCCATTATCTACTGTGACCTCCGTAGAAAGACATACGAGGAACAAAGCGAATAGCTGCTTTTTCCCTATCTTCTTGAGAAGCTAAATCCCATTGTTCCATGTATTCTGCTTTGAGCATTGGGATTCTATTGGGGTCTACCCCAGGAATCTTAGATGACAAATAGAACGCCAAACCAGCGACCATTGCTGGAATGAATCGGAAAGGAATGTCATTGGTATTAATACCAGTTCCAGCATCTTGAATCCTACGCATACGCCAGTAGACAAATGTGTATTGGCTGCCTGGAGAGTTAGGAGTAGGCCAGACGTTAATACATGGCAGATTAACCACGCTAATAGCGGCTCCAGTAGTGTGAGTAGCTGCGGTAGTACCATTCTGACCACGATAGCAATTTAACAGCTGTGGAGCTGTTGTGGAGACATTTGGGTAGTAAATAATCTCATTGTCTATCTGAATGTAGCCAGTGGCTGCCAAACCAGTCAT